ATTTAGTAAAGAACCAAGTCACTTGTAGCTTTGGAAGGAATGAAGATGAGAAAGCTAGTAGTCTTATATCTGATCTCAATGAGAAAGGATTAGAGCCTGCACAACGCGAGTGGGTCGAACCTTCCACCCTTCGCGCATTCGTCCGTGAACAATATGAGGCAGGCAGAGAACTTCCTATGGATCTTCTTGGTGCTTATATTGGTCACAAAACAACAATTAAATCTGAATAAGGTAAATTATGAATACTAAAAATGTAAAAACTAAAGATACTTTGGATCTAGCTGTTTTAGCAGAAGATTCAAAAGCCATGAGTGGTTTTGGTACTATAAACCTTGCAAGAGATACAGCTATTCCTTACATTAGCATCTTGCAAACGTCCAGCCCTCAAGTAAATCCATCAAAAGCAGAATATATAGAATCTGCAAAAGCTGGACAACTGTTCAACACAGTTACACAAGAATCCTTTGATAAACTCGAAGTCATTCCTGTTTTCTACCACCTCAAATATGTAGAGTGGAAACCTAGGGAGCAAGGTGGCGGGTTTATCGACTCACATAGTGCCGACAGTGGTATTATTGGACAAACTAAACGTGACCCTATGACCGGTAAACAAGTATTGCCAAATGGTAATCATATCGTTCAAACAGCTTATCATTTTGTATTAATGTTAAGTGGTGACGGATACCAAAATGCTGTGATTAGCATGTCTTCAAGTCAACTCAAGAAGAGTAGACGTTGGAACAGCTTAATGCTATCGCAAAAAATTAAGGGTCCACAGGGTATGTTTACACCTCCTACGTATGCGTTTACTTACAATCTATCAACTGTAAGTGAATCTAACGACAGAGGTAGTTG